TTAGCTCTCCTCGGGAAATGCAAACCGCGCCACGATGCGCCGCCGCCATGGCGCGCTGAGTGCGCCTTCGACGACGCCGTGGCCCGAATAGGCGTGAATGAAGGTGGCCGCCGCGCCAATGTCGGCCACGATACCAAGATGCTTGGCGACAGAGCCTGCGCGCATGCGAAACAGGATCACGTCGCCGGGGACCTCATTGGCCAGCGGTTTCGCCACGAGGTGCCGTGCCGCCGCCTGCCAGAGCGCCTCTTGCCGTGCGGGTTCCGACCAATCCATTGAATAGGCGGGCGGGCGTTCGGGTTCGGCCCCCCTGACCTCGCACCACAGCCCGCGAATGAGGCCCAGACAATCGCAGCCCGCCCCGCGGCACGCGGCTTGGTGCCGGTAAGGCGTACCGATCCAGCCGCGCGCCGCCACCACGATCCGGTCGCGTTGCGCGCTCATCGCCTGCGGCTCCCGCCATCGCGACGCGGTGACTTGGTGGGATCGGTGATCGTCCAGTCATCACCGGGGATATCCGGAAACCCCTGAAAGTTCGCCAGATTGAAGAACTTGAACTGACAGGTGGCGTGCCGCTTGTCGCAACCAGCCTCAATCCGCAGCATGTCACCCGAGGCCACGCGCGCGCCCAGAGGGTGCCACAGCTCGATCATGCGTCCCGCGCCGTCTCTCCGGTCGCGCTTGATCAGACCAACCAGCCCAGAGGCCGCGCCGCTTTGCACGCGGATGACGCCATGGCGAAACCAGTCAGCGGCAAAGCCGCCCATCTCGGCAAAGCGAAAGACGCGGTTGTCTTCGACCTCCTCGGTGGGGCGCTCGGACACATAGCCCGGCGTTTCGAGATCGAAGGCACAGTCGCGATCGCCAAGAATCGCGCTGCATTGCGTCTGAAAGACCCGGCCAAGCGGCACGTTGAGCGCATCGGTCAAGCCGCGCAGCTCGGCCTCGAACGCGCCGCCCGCACGGCGCAACTCGCCTATCGTGCCGCGAAAGAGCAGCCTGCGCGCACTCACGTCCTGCCAGTTCAACAGCCATGCGCGCAGTTCCGCCCCGTCATAGCGGCCGGCCTCGATGTCCTCCTCGCGGATCGCGGCATCGCACAGCGCGCCAATGGCTTCGGTGTTGTCCACGGACAGACCCGTGCTTTGTTGCAGCGCAAGCGCTGTCAGACCGGTATCGGGGCGAAACTCGACACCGTTGAACTGCAAAGCGCGATCATGATCGGTGAAGCCCATCACCACGCCGTCGCGCCGTGTCAGTGCCCAGGCCCGGCAGGTGGTCGTCACACCCGTCTCCAGATGGTCCAGCAGCACACTCATATCCGGATCTCCACGACCGGCACATTGGGCACTTCGCCGGCCTGAAAGCTGGCAAGGCTGGTCTGGATGCGGTCCGTATCAAAGCGCACCGGCACGTCGAACTCGTATCCAGCGGTGATCATCACGCCCTGATTGGGCGGCTCGGTGAAGGTGACGATTCCATTGGTCTCGTCCACATCGTAATCAAAGCCCTCGACCATCTCGACATTGCCCTGGCCGATACGCACGCTACCGCTGACAGGTTTCATGACAGGACGCACGGCCACCTGATCACCCGAGCGATAGGTCTTGATCAACTGGAAGGCCCGCGTCGCGTCATCCCCCGTGGCGATGTCCTGATCGCGGTAATCCGGTTCAGCCTTGGCACCGCCCGACTTAAAGTCGGTCCAGTCCTTCCAGCGAAAGCCGAAAAGCTGCCCGCGCCGCGCCTCAAAGAACGCGATCAGCGCCTCAATATCATCAAGACTCCGCAGAGCCACACCCGCATCATAGCGCCGCCGCGCTTGCGCCCACGGCGTGTTGCGCTCCTCGAACCCGTTGGCGAGCGTGACGATATCGGTCAATCGCTCCGGCCCGCCGAACGCGCCGAAACTCAAGTTCGTCGGAAATCTGACCTCGTGGAATCCCATGTCCCGCGCTCCTTTCAGCGATTGCGCCCGCCGCGTCCGATGACGCGGCCGAGCTGTGCGGCGATCTGCCCCTGGCTGCGGCGAAAGCCTTCGACGTCCGGCGTCTGGATATTCATCACGACGCTGACACCGCCGCCGCCCTGCGAGCGCACACCGAGCCGCCCGTCCGGGCCACGGCTGAGCGGCATGATCGCCTCGGGCCCCGCCTCGCCCATCAGGCCGGTGCCACCGCGCATGGGGAAACTGACCGGCCCGTTGACGACCCCGCCATTGGCAAAGGGCTGCACGCGGCCCTGCGAGAAGGACGCGCCCTTGGCAAAGGGAAACAACCCCTGCACAAGGCCGCCGACGCCCTGCGAGATCAGCCCGCCAAGCTGATCGGTGACCGGTCGCGTGGCGTCGTTGAATGCCGAGTTGACCATGATCGTCGCCATCCGCCGCAAGCTGTCCGAAAGGCTGTCACCCTCGACCACCGCGCCGCGCAGTGCGGATCGCAAGCCACGGCTCAGCCCGCGCTCAAGGTTGCGCACGTCCTGCCCTGCCGTGGCGAAGCCTCCGCGCACCCGGCCCAGTTCCGCGTTGAAGGCCGCGGCCATGCCCGTCGCCTGCCCCATGGCGTCATCCAGCGCCTCGATCTGCGCTTCAAGCTCGTCGGCGCGCCCCAGTTCATCCATCTCTCATGCCTCCTTGGGTGTCGGGAAAGGCCTGAAGCAGCGCCTCCAGCCCGTCGCGCGCCATCGGGCGCAGGCCGCCGCGATCGCCAAGCATCAGGCGCAGTTCCACCGGCGTCAGCGCCCAGAACTCCGATGGCTTCAGGCGCAGGCCCTGCAGTCCGGCGCGCATCAGCGCGGGCCAGTCAAAGCGGTCGTTCATTTGTCATCCTCCGGTAGGGAAAAGGCGCGCGCCAGCACTTCAGCGGCGGCGCGCGCGGCAGCCACCGGCCCGCCCTCGATCTCGGCGCTCAAGAGGTCTGTCGCGTTCCCACGCCAACCGCCACCGCGCAAACCGGCGACGATCAGCGCCAGCACGTCACGGGTGGAAAACGCCCCCTCCTCGAAGCGCTTCACCAGATCGACGAGCGATCCCTGCGCCAGTGTCGCTTCCAGCTCGGCCAGTGCCCCGAGGGTCAGCCGCATCAAGTGCCGCTCGCCATCGATCACCAGCGCCACCTCGCCTGCGTATGGATTGGCCATCACGGTCACAGCACCGTAAAGATCAGTCGCCCGGCCGAAGCCAGCGACAGCTCATACGTCGCCTCGCCGTCATGCGTGCCGCCATATTCGATCGCGCTCACCTGGAACGGCCCCTCGATGGTGCCGAAATCGGGAATGATCACCTGAAAATCCGGCATTTCTCCGTCAAAGAAGATCTGCCGCGCCCGCGCATCGCTGGCGGCATCGCGGAAGATGCCCGAGCCGCTGATATTGGCGGATTTGACACCCGCGCCGGCCAGCAGTTCGCGCCAGCCACCGGCGGAATCCAAGCTTGTGACATCCACGCTTTCGGCGTTGAAGCTCACGCGCGTGGCGCGTAGCCCCGCCACCGTCTGAAAATTTCCGCTGCCGTCGAGATCAATCTTGATCAGCAGGTCCTTGCCGTTCTGTACTGTCATCGTCTTGCTCCTTGATGTCGGGGTTAGGCGGCGGCATCGACGCGCGCACGAAAGATCAGGTCGATCCGGCGACGGCTGCCGCCGGTTTCACGCTGCGCCCGGGCACACCAGAACTGCACGCCCACGAGAGTGCCTTCGTCGAAGCTCATCTGCGCGCCTTCCAGCGCGGCGCTGACGGCACCGGCCACACGCTTGGCCTGCAGAAATCCGGCGCGGTCGCTGACGACGGTGACGGGCAGGCGATGCCAGGCCCCGCCCGCCGTGCCATCGCTGCGCGCGCGCACCTCTTCAGGGCCAAGCGTCACGTAAAGCGGTGGCACCGTACCGCCGGGCAGCGCGTCGTAAATCGCGCCACCGACCAGCGCACCCAGTGCAGCATCAGCAGTCAAGCGCGTGAACACCGCCTCTTGCAGACTCACGGCCATGGTGTAGGTCATGTCACCACCTCCTCCTCGGTCCAGCAGGTCAGATAGCGAGCACCCGGATCCTGCTCTGTCACCGCTAGGATATTGAACAGCCGCGCGCCGTCACGCAGGCGTTGCCCTGCCTGCGGGCGGCGCGGGCTGTCTTGCGGTGCGGCCCGCACCGTGATGCGGAACGCGGCACGCCCGACGCTTGTCGCCTCACCCTCGGCCTCGCGCCCGGTGCGCGCGCTCAGATCGGCCCAGAGCGTGCCGCGCGCGATCCATGTCTCGGTGAACCCGCCCGCCTCGTCGGGGCTGCGCTGCGGGACCTCCAGCACCAAGGGCCGGTTGAGCCTTGGGGCCACCATCAGCGTGCCCCCCCGCCCAGCAGGCGCACGGTGCGGTAGCGCTCGATCAGGCTTGACACGCCGAACGGCATGCAGCCTCCGCTCAGAGCCATCTCGTGGCGGTACTCGTAGTAATGCGCCGCCAGCATCAGCACCGCCTGTGCCAGATCGGGGGGCAGATCATTCCATCCGCCACCGAATCCCGCTCGGAACACGACCTCGGCCACGCCGCCCGTGGCAATCGACGGCAGGAAGGTGCCCGCCGGGTGCAGCACGGGCCGGTGCGCGTCACGCTCCAGCCGGTAATGCGCCGGTAGGACGATCTCGGCCTCGTCGTTGCGATCGCGCAGCGTCAGGCTGAGAATCTCGTTCACTGGGGCGACCGGCAGCGCCTGTCCTTGCGGTTCGCGCCACCGGTTCAGCACCCAGGAAAAGTCGCGTTCCAGCAGCACCTTTCCCGTCCGCCCCTCGATCGCGGCAAGGGCGGCGCGCAGGAAACTTTCCAGCACCGGGTCCTGGATGTCGCCATCCGAAAACCCCGTCCCCAGCCGCAGATGCGCCTTGAATTCCACCAGCGGCAGCGCGGCCAGGGGCACCGCGGTTTCTTCCATCAACATCATCGATCTACTCCATATATCCCGGACCCCTCCGGTGATCGGGGCGCGCGCGCCCTGCGTTGCACCGACGGAGGGGAATGACTGAACAACGCCCCTCACGGGCCGCACGCGCGCCCTGGGACGGGGACAATCGCCCCCGCCCCTCTCACCGCCCCTTACGCGGCGGCGAACCGCAACAGCTTGATCGCCTTGAAGTCGCTCACATCGCCTCCGACCCGCTTGGTCGCGTAGAACAGGACATGCGGCTTGGCGCTGTAGGGATCGCGCAGCACCCGCAGATCGGGACGCTCGGCCACGGTGTAGCCGGCGCTGAAATCACCGAAGGCGATGGCATCGGAGCCGCTGGCGATATCGGGCATGTCTTCGGCGATCAGGACGCGGTAGCCCAGCAGTCGCGCTGGCTCGCCCGCCGCAAGGCCGTCGGACCACAGGAACCGGCCATCGGCATCCTTCATCTTGCGGATCGTGCCGGCGGTCTTGGAGTTCATCACGAAGGTGCCGTTGGCACGGTACTGCGCGCCCAGCGCATAGACCATGTCGATGATCGGATCCGGCCCGGCGATGTCGCCGTCAGCGCCGGTGGGGATGTAGCCGATATTGCCCCACGACCAGATATCGTTGTCGACAGCAGCGTGATCCAGAAAGCCGCGAGGCTTGTCCACGCCGTCGCCGGCGACAAAGGCCGCGGCCTCGGCACGGGCGAACTTGTCGGCGATGCGGCCGGCGAGCCACGCCTCGATATCGAACGCGCTGTCATCCAGCAGACGCTGCGACGCTTTGGGCAGCGCGCTCAACTCGTGCAGCGGGATGCTGATGCGGTCGATCACCGGCGTGTCCGTCTCGGTCACCGTGCCGGTCTCCGTGGCCCAGCCATGGCCGACATCGGCATGATCGACGAGCACGTCAAAGCTTGTCGCCTCGACGGCCACCACATTGGCCACCGCCCGGATCGACGCGGTCGAGCTCAGCACCGACTGGATCATCTCAGAGGTCTGCGGATCGACGAGATAACCGCCATCCCCGGCCACGGCAGTGTTTAGCGCCTTGCCCTCAAGCTCCAGCCCGCGCAGCCCGTCATCGTCGCCGCCACGCAAATACGCGTCGAACGCCTTTCGATGCGGGGCATGAGCGTCGGCCGCAGCCGCCAGATGCGGGCGGGCCATGGCGATTGTCTTGCGTTCAAACATGGTCATCTTCTCTTCCTGCTGTTGAAGCCTGCTGTTGATGTCGGACTGGACGCCCTTCAATTCGGTCATGAAGCCGGTCACGGCGGTTTTCATCTCTGCCGCCGGAGACAGATCTTCCCCGGCCCGAGCCTGCGCTTGGGTTGTCATCGTTTTTCCCTTCAGGTTGGTCTGGTCGCGCGGGCTACATCCGCGCCATCTCCCGGCGGGCCGCGTCAAACACCGCCGCCAATTCACGCATCGTCTCCGCCTCAGGGCTGTCGCCCTTGGCGGCCACCCGCGCACTGGGCAGCATCGGAAAGGTCACAAGCGACACTTCCCAAAGCTCCAGTTCCTGCAAGAGCCGTTGGCCCTTGTCGCTTTTCGTGGCGCGCAGCGTCCGGTACCCGATGCTCAACCCGTCGATGGCGCCCGCGGCGATCAGCGCCGCGGCTTCCCGGGCACGCTCCACGGTCTCGAGCAGCCGCCCCGTCACATGCAGCCCGCGCGCATCCTCGCGGACCTCGTCCCAGATGCCGATGGGCTGCGCGGGGTCGTGCTGCCACAGCATCTTGACGCGGCGATCCTCCGCCGCCAGCCGCTTGAGGCTTGCCGCGTATGCACCTTTCGCCACCACGTCGCCGCCCTGGTCGGGGGCGTCGAACAGGCTCGCATAGCCCTCGATCCGGCCCGCCTCGTTAACGCTCAGCACCGCGCCATCCACCCGCGCGAACTTGCGTTCCAGTCCCGTGTCCGTCTCCATACACCTTGTCCTTTCCGTTTCCATCTCAGGGCATCACTGCCAAGATCGGCTGAAACGCCTGCACCAAGATCGCCGCGACCACGCCGTAGACCGCCAGCCACAACCGCCGCTCCAAACGCTCGATCGCCGCTTCCAGCCGGTCGAGCCGCTCCTGCGTCGCCTTGATCTGCAGATCCGAGACCCGCTCATGCGCCTCCAACCTCAGGGCAGGCGCACAGTCGAAAGGCTCGAACCCGTAGCGCGGCGGCGGGCCCTGCTCAGCCATCCAGATCCGCCTCGGGCAGCGCCGGCAACCCCAGCAGGTCGCGCTTTTCGGCCGGTGTCAGGAAATCGGCCCCAGCCACGCGACTCCATTGCGCGTCGCGCTCGGCAGCCAGCGCCGGCACCTGGTCAAGATCAGGATGCAACTCGAACGCCTCGCCGCTCATCCGGGCCAGCCACGTCGCCACCGCAGCACTGACACGCAGCGCCAGCGGCAGAACCGTCAGCCGGTAGAAGGCGCGGTTGGCCTCCTGGTAATTGGCGAAGGTCGCGTCGCCGGGGATTCCCAGCAGCATCGGCGGCACCCCGAAGGCCAGCGCGATCTCGCGCGCGGCGCTCTCCTTGGTCTTCTGGAATTCCATGTCCGAGGGGCTGAAGCCCATGGGCTTCCAGTCGAGCCCGCCTTCCAGCAGCATCGGACGCCCGGCATTGCGCGCGCCCTGATGATGCGCCTCCATCTCGCCCACCAGCCGGTCATACTGATCCGTGCTAAGCGCGCCCTGCCCTTCGGCCCCCTTGTAGACGATCGCCCCCGACGGCCGCGCGGCATTATCCAGAAGCGCCTTCGACCAACGGCTCGCGGAATTGTGGACATCCACCGCCTGCGCCGCGGCCTGAAGCGGCGACAGGCCGTAATGGTCGTCTTGAGGGTGAAAGCTCTTGATATGGCAGATGCAGGGCACCCCTTCGGCGACGTCGAAGCGGTGCTTGCGCCCCGCGACCGCATAGTCATAGGCCACCGGCCAGCCATCCGCGCCCGGCACGACGCTCATCCGGTCCGAGCGCAGAACGTGCAGCTCCACCGGCACGTCCGCGCCGGTGCCCACAGCCTCGACATAGGCATTGCCGGTCAACAGTAGCTGGCCGTAAAGCGCCTCGAACAGCTCGGCGCGCCCCTGCGCGGGGTTGGGCGTGCGGATCAGATCGAGCACCGGATGCACGCTGAATCGCTGTTC